ACGCACACAGTCCAGAACGATTCAACAGATGCAGATTCGCATTGATGCGCTGTTGATGGGCCTACCCGATCCCGGAATGGAGGGGAGATTCTGAACCTGTATTGCGAGTGTGGGACGCGCTTGAGTATCTCAGCGCGTTGTAATGGCATCAAGAATTGTGCGCGTTGTGTGCGACTAAAAAAAAAGGTGATGGCATGAATCTGCGTGAGGTAAAGGCCGCATTGATCGTCAAGGTCGCCCTTCAGGTCAAGAAAGAAATGAAGAACCCCAGAAGTGCCGCCTTCATTGTGCGCGACTTAGGAATGAAAGATACTGAGGCATCAAGAGAACGGATCATTAGAGCCTGCGAGGAGTTAGAGGAACGGTGGGCATGATGAGATTCAAGTGCGTTGATTGCTTCGTAATCCTAAAGGAAACTCATTTTGGTATCTCTAATTATTTAGAATGCCCAGAATGTGAATTGTGTATTCAAATTGTAGGTGATGACGAATGAGCGACGATCCGGACTGGTATGCTTTCGATGAAAGAGAGTGGCTCGACTTCGAGAATGTCACTTTGAATTACCTCGACGGTGAAGACTTGGTGCGTGAATTAGAGTGGGTTGATGAATCGGATTGGATAGACGATGTAGTAGAGGAAAATGCGCTCCAATTGTGGGCTATTTGCCTAATTTGCGGTAATTCTCTGACACAATGCGTCTGTTAATCAGAATGATGGGATAGCACCAGAGTCGCCCATCAAGACGGCCGCGAGAACAGCAATCGCCAAAATGACCTTGATCATGTTCGGCCCGATCTTGATTCTCACATCGTTCGTTTCAATCTCGTCGTCGGTCATGTCATGATCCTCCCTGCTATGGTGGCGTTCTTCCAAACCCACCAGTAACCACGCACGAACGGATTCTTCTTGATGTCTTCAACGGTTTCACCAGCCTCTTGAGCGGCGTTGAGAAGATCTTGATAGGTGTCATAAGCGCCCTCCTGGATCGCTGGCAACATCCAGCTGGGAATCACATCAATGAAACCGGCTGCTTCGAGAAGCCCCGCGATAACCAATAGCGAAGTATTGTCATTGAGCAGATTGACGAGGGGCGTCCCTATTCTGTTAATCTGGTACGCCGTGACCATATCGGTGAGCAATTCTCGATCTGCGCGGCCTAATACGACCTCATGGCGAATTATCTGGTCGGGTTTGGGCTTAGGCATCCGGATCACTCCGGCACATCATAGGCGAACCATGCGTCGCACGCTGTATCGGCGGTTTCGTAATTTTGGGGGAGATCTCGAAGAAATGTTCGATAGTTGCGCTTTGCTTCGGTGAGAGTGTGGTCCTTCAATCCCCAAAAGTCCGTGCGAGATAATTCACGGTTTCTTTCTCTTCGAAGCCATACCCAGTCAACTGATATCTCATGCGTATGAACACCATTTTCAAAAACTCGTCTATCAAACATAATTACGCCCACTTTAGTCCAACCATCAGTTTCGGAAATCCAGCCGCAGATCCAAGATCCGAGGCGGTCACACTTGAAGGGAATGAAGTTGGAGACAATGTCGATTCGTCTTTGATTGTCGGTGATCCTTGGCTGAACACATTTGCGCTAATACCAGTCCCGCCTCCATTATCATATTCAGCCGAATAGAGTGAGGGGTTGTGATCCGTGCCGTTCTTGAACCAAGAGATCCAATACTGCGTTCCCCTGGTTAATGTGATAGTCGCGCTCAACGAAGTGTCGGTTTTGGTCCCCGTGGTGCTCGGGTCAAATTGTGCATATCCCAGAAGTGAGTCGGGTACTCCGGAATTATCGGAATAAATCCCGACATCAATTGTTCCAGTCGATGCGCCGCCTGTGGCCGCAACATAGACCGCCATTGATGCAAGCGCTCCGCTCTTAGCGGCGACGAAGGGGTAAAGCAACCATCCCGATTGAGTTTGATACTGAGCTTGCACATCATTCGTTCCTGGTGGGGTTGCTGAAGCGATCTGGTATTCTTCCGTTGAACCGTCAAAGTCTGGCGGTAATAGCTCTAAGTTGAACGCTCCACCCCCACCCGCACTGGTGAGGCCAGTCCATTCACCGACAACAGCTAATCGTGCCAGGTTCACCAGGACGATCCTTCGTAGCTCATCCTCTGCCCCCTGCTCGGCATAGATCTTCTCAGCTACTCCCTGGAATTGAGCGAAGGTTAGGTTCTCTAGATCGGTAGTCTTGAGCAATTCGTAGATTCTACGGTCTGGCTTAGCATCTGGTAATGGCATAATTCACACTCCTAACAATCCGTTCCACTCTGCGCGAACACATTCGACGGCCAGTTTAACCAGGACAAGTCTGCGAAGTTCGTCTTCGTTGAGAGCTTCAACACTAATCGGGTTCCCTGCTTCTGGAATAAACTCTCCAGCAGCAAGTTGCCCAGTCAAATCTTCGAGAGTTTGACCCTTCAACAGTGCATAGATGCGAGCTTCCCTGGGTGATGCATTCGGTAATGGCATTTCAAATCCCCATCATTAGCATAAGCCACCCTATGACATTGTCCGGTAATGGCTTGAATTGACCCGTTGGAGCCGCCCCAGGAGGCGCAGGGCCTACGATTGGCGGTTGATACCCTGCCGCTGGCGGTGGTGGCCTGTATGGTACATGACCGGGCGGGTTAGGCGGTACATTATCCAGAAAATCGGTTTCGGCCACGCCGTCACCTCATAGTTTCTTTTCTGCTGTCTTCAATACAGCTTGGATCTTGTCAAAGCTCGCATTACTGATCAGACCGTGTAAGAACAGCCTTCGAGAATCAATCTGCATCCTCTTGAGGCGCTTTCGCTCTGTGGACTTCTTCATCCTAAATCACCTTCAGGCATTTGTCAAGAATTGTGCTTTGAAGTTGAGATTTACAGGGATTGAGCAGGAACTAAACAATGCCTGATAACTTGATGGATCAGTTGTAGAAACGGAACCGACAACATTCCCTAGGGAATCGACAACATAGGCGCCCTGGGTTTCAATCTTCGAACCATCAACAGAGGTAAAGAATGCCTTAGCAATTCTCTGACCCTGGAGCGTGTCGCCAATGCTGTTCGAGGTTTGTAGATCAACCAGTTCGTTAGTTGCGGCACCAGTAGGTGTGACGACAAAGATTCGAGAGACTCCAGATGTCGTAAAGACGCAAAGGGCGGCTTCTCGATCTGCGGCTGTGTTATTCATCACGCGCACCTTATCTCCCGCTTGAAGGCGGAATGGGGCGCAGAGTGCAGGGGTGAAAGCGGTCACGCCCTTAATTCCCACAGGAATGATTGCAGCGACTAATCCCTGTCTCAAAATGTAGGCGTAAGCGATTCCGTTTGAAGAAGTGACAAGACCAGAAGTGACGGTCTTGTTTTGTGCGTAATCTCCCACATTCTGGGCGGACACTGTGTAGGCTGTGTCTGTGGTGAGATCCGATTCTGTACCCTCTGCAAGCTCTGCTTTGAGGGGGATGTTGGTTCCGTCGTTACAGACGAGAACTCCGGTGACTGTGTTCGTTGCCATACATAATCACCTCAGAGTTTGACTCCTATTCCCAGGGGCTTCATGATGTTACGGTTGACATTCGAGATCGGTCGGCGTAGTAATCGCTTCGCGAGCTTGAATCCTACGCCGATCCCGATTGCCTGGACAGCCATTGATTGGTAATTGTTCATGAAATTTGACTGCATAGCGTCAAAAGCAGTCGTTGGGTGAGAAATCATTTCAGAAAGTGTCAACGATTCTGCACCCAGGACTGTCATGGCTGTTGTACCGGACACGCTGACGGTCTTGATGTCGGATGCACCCGTGATAAATTCCATCGGGCTTGATCCAGCTAATCCAGTAGAAAGCAAATTTGCGTATGCGTATGCTTCAACCGCGTTTATGATGCTGAACTTCTTCGGGCTTCTGCGTCGTGAGGACTTCTTGCGTCGTGCCATGTTTGCGAATGGTTGCACATCTCGCTATTAATCACTTTCACTTTCACTTTCAGTATTTGCGACAAAAAGCCCCGCGTCATCTCGAGGCAGAACTTTCGCTGGATTCTTTGCCATATTGTCCTGGATTAGCTGCATTATCATCATCTGGATCGGATTTACTGGTTCGATGTCACCCAGAGGGAGTTGTTCGAGTGTGGATTTTAACGCATGTGCTAATTTTTCGTCAAGAATGGACATCTGATCATGGATGAACCGCATTGACCACCGCAAATGCACATAGAATCCGGCGAATACTGCGCACATACACGCGCCCGCGATTAGAAGGCTCTCAATCATCACCCCGTCCAACCCGCACCGGCACTTAATCCTCTTTATCGATGCCCGCGACACGCACAACAATGCTTATTCACCCAGAATTAACGGAGTTAATCCAGTGGACACTCTATTGCGCACCCCGATTTCTTACAGAAATCGGGTGAATGTTGTGCTTCGGTCGCGGCGGTTAACAAATAATTAAGAGCAATCACTTTCAGGGTCATGTATGGTCAACAAGAAGGGCGGGCGGATCATAATCACCACTTCGATAAGTCCGCAAGCATACGACAGATACGCACAATGGAAGAAAGGAACCAGATCGCGCAAGGTTGAGTCCGCTCTGGTGATGTATGATGAATTACTCCGTAAGAGAAAGGAAATCAACAGGGAGAGAGTTGACTTCGAGAGAAAAATACGCACACAGTCCAGAACGATTCAACAGATGCAGATTCGCATTGATGCGCTGTTGATGGGCCTACCCGATCCCGGAATGGAGGGGAGATTCTGAACCTG